GGGGCTCCTCTATCGGGTGGAAACCCGAATAGCGGCGAGAACCAACAGGGCCAACAGACCGCGCAAACACAATCTGCTTCTGAACAGGTCAAAATGTCAAAAGAAGAGTATGAACGTGCTCTTCAATCGGAAACCGACAAGCGCGTGACGGAAGCATTGAAAACAGCCAAGAAGAAGTGGGAAAAAGAGTTTTCTGAACGAGTCGAGCAGGAACGGGAAGAGGCGGCAAGAATGTCGCAACTCTCTGAACGCGAACGACAAGAACTTCTTCTGAAAAAACGCGAAGAAATCCTTGCTTCAAAAGAACGGGAATTATCCCGGCAACGTCTTCAACTTGAAACCATCAAAGTCCTTGAAGAACGGAAACTACCCGTTCGTTTCGCAGATTGGCTGATAGGGGAAGATGGGGATACAACGTTTAACAATGTTAAGGTGTTTGAAGAAGCGTTTAATACGGCTGTCAATGAAGAAATCAAGCGCAGAATTCCGCAGACAATACCGAGAGTAGGAAGTGGAGTTGATTCAAACCCCGGGAACGCATTCGATTCGATGATTAGGCGTGCTGCCGGGAAGAAACGATAAATATCGTGAGGTTTACAGATGTCACAAATAATTAACAGTCCTGGCGGTGGTTCTGCGTATATGACGACAGAGCAGGACGCTTCACCGCTTATCCCTGAAGAAATCAGTAAAGAGATTATCACTGGTATCACCGAGGGAAGCGCAGCCCTTTCACTGTTTAGGAAACTCCCCAACATGAGTTCCCGCACCTATCGGATGCCCGTTCTCAATTCGCTTGGAGGTGCGGCTTTTGCCACTTCTACGGTCACAGATACCTTTTCTGGAGAAGATACAGGCAATCTGCTTTCTGGTGATTCGAACCCGTATGAGAACGGGGTTCCGGGAAGGAAGGCCACTCACCAGATGGAATGGGATAACGTCTGGATTACCGCCGAGCCTATCGCGATTATTCTCCCGATTGGGGAGGATGTCCTGGAAGATTCTTCGTATCCGATTTGGGAAGAGGTTCGCCCGCGAATCATTGAAGCGTTCCATTCACAGATTGATTCGGCAATCATTTGGGGACAGGGAAGACCGGCAACCTGGCCGCTTGGTATCATTCCTGGCTGCTTCAACAGCGGACAGACCATCCAGGAAGGTTCCATCGCCGGAAACGTTGACGTTGCCGATGATATCTCCGACCTGATGGCTATTCTTGAAGCGCAGGGATATAACCCGACCGGTTTCATGAGCGCGATTGGGTTCAGGAACCAGCTGAGAAAACTGCGGGACCAGAATGACAACCTGATTTTCCAGCAGTCTCTCCCGTCCGGAACGCCTGCAACCCTTCACGGCCTGCCGATCAATTTCCCAATGAACAACACGTTCAATGCAGCCGTGGCGAAACTCCTGGTTGGTGATATGACCCAGGCGGTCTATTCTGTCAGACAGGATATCGCTTTCAAGGTCTTCACCGAGGGCGTCATTCAGGATACTAACGGCGATATCATCTTCAACCTGATGCAGAACGATATGGTGGCGTTACGGGTCACGATGCGGCTTGGCTGGGCGATTCCGAACCCGATTCATGCTATGCGGAACCGGGCGACTTCCTATCCGTTTGCTGCACTGACTCCCCCGGCTGCACCGTGAATGAGAGATTAATTCTCTCTTCACTTTATCGGAGGATACAATGGTAGTTCAAACAAAGATTGTCAAATTACTCAGATTTGCGTGGAATGCGAACAGGATTGACCTGTTTGAATTCGGAAATTCGGCAACTCCAGTTCAATTCTATTTCGTCCGTGGCGACCTTATTGCGTTCAGATTCCCGCTTGAAGCGGTAAGTGGAACCGTGAAAGAATCGCTTTACATACTGAACAACGCGAATCTTGACCATCACAAGAAACGCCGTGCTGCCCTGAGTATCGAAAAAATCGATGATACTTACCTGGTTGATAAAACTACGTTCGATAGGTGGCTCAATGTCCTGAATACCCGCATAGCACTCGGGTTTGATTATGTGACCGCCCCAACGGTTTCTGAAAGGGAAACCGATTCTACTGGCAGGAATGTCCTAATCACGTTCAACAAGGCGATGCTTCCCCCGCAAGACCTCTCTGAGTTCAAAGTGGTTATTAACGGTGGAGTTCCGGTTACTCCGATTATGGGAGCGATTGCTGATGAAGTCACACAGAAACAGTTTCAATTCCTCCTGCCCGAATCCGCAACCATCAAAAGCGGGGATACCGTCACCATTGCTTACACCGCAGGAACGGTTCTCGCTGCTGATGGCGGTGTCCTAGCATCGTTTACTGCCGCTGCCGTGACGGACAAAGTGCTGATTCCTGAAGTAGTTAGCATTGAAACCGATGCTACGGGTGAAAAAATCCAAATCACGTTCACTAAAACGATGGCTGCACCGGGGTCCAATGCTGAGGATGATTTCTCCATCCTAATTGAAGGCGGGACGGCTTTCGCACCAACTTCGGTTACGGCTCACGCCACTGACACGAAGATAATTGAACTCAACCTTGCTACGGCAGACGCGATTGTAGCAGCCGATTCCGTAACACTGTCATATGACGGTGAAACCATCAAGTCTTCAGACAACGGCGTTCTGGTTGCATTTACCGATTTCCCGGTTAAAAACAACGTAACCTAAACGGGAAGGGATGGAAATGGTCGAGAATGAACAGGATATCATCCGTGCAGCAGCATTAGACTGGATTAACGATTATTGCGGGCAAGAATTTATCGACGGTGAACTACCAGGTGGTGTCGAATTAGCGTTGCGTCGCCTCGTAAAATCGTTAGATACGCCCGTCAATGTCGCGAGTCAGTCAGTCTCGGATGTATCCATGTCATTCTACCGGGGAACGGATGGGACACTTCCCACTGAAGTCAAACGGTTACTTGAACCGTATATCAGAATGCGGCTGCTATGACCTCAGTAAACCACATCCCGGCCTTACTTGCGGAACTCGAATACCTGACAACCCATTTTGTCGAGATCGGCATATTTTCCGATTCCAGCCGCGAAGACGACGTTCCTATGCTGATGATTGCATTTGTGCATGAATTCGGGATGCAAATCCCGAAACAATTCAAAACTACGCACGTTCAAGGACCGTGGGGTTCAACTAAAGAACGTGATGAACCCGAGAAATGGTTTTACATCCCTGAACGGTCGTATCTTCGTGCCGGGTTTGATGCGAATCTCGACAAGATTCAGAGGGAATTTGAATTCCTTCTGTCACAAGTCCTGGAATTGAAAATCACCGGGAAAAGTGCGTTAGACCTCATTGGGGCGTCTGTCACCACGAAGATTCAAGATTTTCTGGTCGAATTGAAAGAACCCCCGTTAGCGGAATCGACAATCCGGGCTAAAGGGTCGTCAAACCCGTTAATCGATACCGGGCAACTGATGAACTCAATTACCTGGAAAATAACGGAGGTTTCCGAATGATTGGGGCGAAACTGTCTTGGGGCGGCAAGACCTTTGAAATCACGGGTGTTCTTCCGTATGACGGGTGGTTCAATTGGGATGCTGTGTTTTCATCGTGGGAACTCCCCTATTCGTTCTCAAAACCCGGAAAAGAAGGGTATCACGACATGGAGAACGGCGGGGTTTGGGTTCCGGATGAACCGACCATAGAAACCAAAAACGCGGTTATTCTGCCATTAACTCCCAAAGACCTGAAGTATGACCTTGGAGGTTCATATACCCGGCAAGACGTTAAGATTTACATCAAATGTCCTGACAATGGGTTTAGAATCTACCTAGCAACAAGGATATCAGAGGGAGTCTAATGTTTGATATCGTGGGACACCGGAACTGGGTGATAAGCCAATTATACGCGTTTACCCAGATATTGTTTGTTCCAAACAACGGACCCCGTCCGAAAAAACCGTTTGTGGCATATACCATTATTGCCCCATATATTCCGCAAGAAGCACCGCCAGTTATTCAGTATTCCGATATTGTCAAACCCATCGAACCAGAATCGAGAAATCCTGATCAACCCGAGGTGGTTGATCAACCCGAGGTGGTTGATCAACCCGAGGTGGTTGATCAACCCGAGGTGGTTACCGAGAATTGGAGCAGGAAACAACGTATGGAATATCCAACGGTAGTTTGGAGTTTTACGGCTGTTTCCACCGATGTTAGTCAATGTTACGAAACAATTATGCAAATTCGGCAATGGTTCGAACTCAACGGGAAAGACGCGCTCAAAGCAAAGAACATCATTGTAGCGCGTGTAGAACCCGTGCTTGACAGAAGTTTAATCATCGAAGAAATCCAACCTGAATACAGGGTTGGTTTTGATGTCGTGCTTCGGGTAACAAGCAAAATTTGTATCGACGTTGAAACTATCGAATCTGTGGAATACGCCACAAATTCCAAACTTTAGGAGAAACGATATTATGACAGGAATTACGGATGTTAACGTGATTATCACTCGGGAAACGACTCCCGTTACTCAGGCTGGGTTCGACGTGGCGCTCCGGGTCTGCAGTCAGATCAGTATCGACATTGAACAAATCGAGGCGGTAAGAGTCAACGAGACAGAATACCCCACAGAAATGAAGGAAATTCTATGACTGACGATAACTGGGAACACAGATCTACGCACATGCGGTGTAAAACGTGCATGTGGTTTGTGCCAAAGGGTGCGTGCGCTCTGGGTAGGTGCCGGAGGCGGGCTCCGACCCTTAACGGATGGCCTGCGGTCTTTGATGCAGATTGGTGTGGAGACCACAAGATCGACGAAGCGAAGATCTCAACACATGGTGAGTAACTATGACAATCGAAGACGTGCAGGTGGTAATCACCCGCGAAACGACCCCGGTCACGCAGGCTGGGTTCGGCCTCCCGCTCATCGTGGGAGCGAAAGGTACGACGACCTACGACGCCCTCGGGTACTGTATCTGCAACACCCTTGCAGACGTTGCGGCCCTGGTCCCGGCGGTAGAGGGAAATCCGGGAACGGCAGGGACTGAGGTCTACAAGATCGCGCAGAAGATCTTTGCACAGACGCCTGCCCCGGAGAAGATCGCGGTCGTCTGGCTCAACATGACCTCGCCGGAGACGCTCGTTGCGGGGCTGACGGCGCTCATGGCGGCCGGGCACAACGACTGGTACTTCCTCCTCTCGGAGAGCCAGACGGCAGCGAACGTAGACGCGCTCGCGGCCTTTGCGGCTGCGAACGACAAGCTCTACTTTGGCAGCATGACGAACACGGTGTTAGGGACGCTCGACGACACGACGCTCGCCCTCGACCGGGCGGTCATCCTCTGCCACAAGACCGCAGCGACACAGTACCCCGCAGAAGCGTGGGTCGGCCGGTGCGCTCCGGAGCTCCCCGGCTCGATCACCTGGAAGTTCAAGACGCTGTCCGGGATCTCGGTCTCCGGCTACACCCCGACGGAGATTACCGCAATCAAGGAGAAGCACGGCAACGTGGTTGTCTCCCAGGGCGGCATCCTCCACACGACCGAAGGAACCGTTCTCTCGGGCGAGTTCATCGACGTGATCCGGTCACAGGACTGGGTCAAGGCCCGGATTGCCGAAGGGGTGTTCCGGCTGCTCGCAACGTCGCCGAAGGTCCCGTACGATGATCGGGGGATCGCGATGGTCCTCGCGGAGGTGCAGGGCGTCATGCAGCAGGCGACGGCGCAGGGCATCATCGCCCGTGACGCGGACGGGAACGGCATGTGGTCCGTGACCGCACCGAAGCGGAGCGAGATCGCCGCGAACAACATCGCCAACCGCGTCCTGCCGGACGTCAAGTTCGAGTTCACCCTCGCCGGCGCGATACACCGCGTGACCGTGCGTGGCGTGATCAGTGTGTGAGGTGAGAAGAAATGACCGTT